CACCGATGTAACAGAGGTGTATGACAACATGCCCCGGCCTACACAACAAGCCGGATTGCAGGAAGCAGATATTGCTGGTCCCTGGTACACAGTTACCCAAAGGGTGGTCAAAGCTTTTCAGAAAGCAGAAGCCTACCCAGACACCAAGGACCCGCGAAACATATCCACGATCAATCCAGTTGACAAGCTGGAATACTCGCGGTATACTTATGCTTTAGCAAAACATGTGAAAAGATACCCCTGGTATTCATTCGGGAGAACCCCACGCGAGATAGCGACCAAAGTTGCAACGATCTGCAAGAATGCAGACTATGTAACAATGGGAGATTTCTCGAGAATGGATGGACACGTGTCAAACATAGGCAGACAACTGACGGATAGTATTGTGTTGAAAATCTTTAATGCTGACTTTGCTGAACAAGCGTTGGCGGCAGCGAAGACACAGTACGATCTGAAGGCTGTAACAGCCAATGGTGTTAGATATGATGTCAAATGGACTAGATTATCTGGTTCACCAGAAACATCATTATTTAATACTATTGAGAATGCCTTTGTAGTATACATCGCATTGAGACAAATGGGACTATCTACAGCTGAAGCGAGAATTAAGCTTGAAGCTGATGTAGCAGTTGGAGGTGATGACTCGATCATGGGAAATGTTCCAGTCGCACAATATGATTCAGCTGCGAAGATGATAGGCCATGTCACCACCAGCGATCGCCTTGACAGAGGAGACGCTGGTGTCAACTACCTAGCTAGGTACTACAGCCCAAATGTGTGGCATGGTGACCTCAACTCGGTCTCAGATCCGAAGAGAGCAATCTCCAAATTCCACACGGCTAGTAGACCAGTCCCAGAAGACAGAGACAAGAAGAATAAGCTCATAGAGAAGTGTCTATCCGTTATGTTCACGGACGCCGAATCTCCAATGCTCGGGTGTTTCGCTAGAAAAGCTTTGATGCTTGCGAACGTACCCACACCGAAGACATTGGTAGAAGGTAAGGTGCAAATAACGGCAGACACTTCATGGTGGGCGAAATTCGAGACGGATCAGTGCTACCCTAATGACATCCCCAAGACAGCAAATTGGGCAGAAGATTTACTGGTAAGCCAAGTTCCGACAGTGGATTTGAAAGCATTCCACACTCATGTCTTAGCCGCGAAGAACCTGGAGGAGCTGATGAATTTTGAACCGTTCTCAGAGATAACTCCAGATGTAGTAAAGACAAAGTTCCCAGTCACTGTAGAGTCAAATGGTGATGAAGTTCTTGCCTTTCCCCCCGACACCTGTAGGTTGTGTGGCGTGACACATGCTTCCCCTTGCAAGAGGAAACTCAGCAAGTGCAAGCATTGTGGAGATGATCATCCAGATCATTTCACGTCATTTTGCATCAAGTCGGGTAACAAGAT